GAAATCTCTGGTTCAAGCTCCTCTACCTCTGCCTCCTCTTCTAGTTCAACTGGCTCTTCTGGAACAAAAACATCAACCAAAGCTGCATCTGATAGTGACAAAGCGAAAGCTAAAGAAGATGCTAAAAAAGAACTTGAAGAGCTCCGTACTGAACAAAAGGAGAACCAGTTCAGATTAATTGATGACTGGATTCTACAGTATTCTAACGCTATCGAAAAAGTTCAAAGTAAAATCGATAAATCGTCCAATAAGCAATCAATAATGTATGTAAATTCTGAGGAATGGCGAAAAGAAGAACAAACTCAAGTCAGCTTAATTGGACAGCAGTTAAAACTCCGAGAAGATGAAATAAAGAAAATCAATGAGTTGATGAAGCAGAAAAAGATTACTTCTCAGGAGTATAACAAGCAGATTTCTGATATAGAGACTCAAATGTTGGCTGATGAAGCAGAGATCTATGCAAAGCGTGAGAATGTAATTGAGTCATTCATTGGAAGCTATAATGATAAGTTAGCAGAACAAGATCATGCTTTGTCTCTGTCTGAGGCAAATCTAAAAGGATTAACCGAAGGTTCGGTAGATTACAATAAAGAATTGCGTAGTCAGATCCCCATCCTTGAGGAAAAGAATAGTATTGTTGCTAAAGAGATTGAATATGTAAAACACCTATTAACCAGTGGAAAACTCAATGCTGAGCAAACGGTTAAATACAACAACTTACTTAAAGAACTTAATCTTTCCCTGCTTGATACCAAATCAGCCTTAACTGATGTTAATGATAAGCTAAAAGAGCTCCGCGAATCTGCTGCTGACAATATCATTGATGAATACAAAAAAGTCATCGAACAGCAGCGCGACTTAGAACTGGAAGCTCTTGATCAACTCCGTGATAAGGAAGACAAACGTCACGAAGAGGCCATGAAGAATATTGATGATGAACAAAAGAAATTTGAAGACTACATCAATGCACGTCTAAAGGCTTTTGATCGTGAAAATGCAGATGTTGATTATACTGAAGAACTTCAAAATAAAATGGATGAGCGTCAGAAAGTTCAAGACAAGTTGAATACCTATGCCATGGATAGAACTATGGAAGGGAAAGCTAAACGTGATGAACTTGAGAAGCAGCTTGCAGCCATTGATGAAGAGATTCGTAAGTTTCAACGTGATCGAGAGAGAGAGCTCATTAAACAAGGCTTACAAGATCAACTTGACGACCATAAGAATTATAACGATGAAATCAAAGATGAAGAAGACAAACTCCATGATGACACGCTCGATAAATTGGATGAAGAAAAGAAGAAAACTGAGCGTAAATACAAAGATATTCTTGAAAATCAAAAGTACTTCTATGATCTTAAGCAAGGCTTGATGAGCAATGATGCAATAGTTGTCACAGCAACACTCGGCACAATTGGTCGAGAGTACGATAAGTTATTTGCCACTATTAAAGATCATACTTTTGAAACCTCTCAAGCGATGCAGAATATGGTTTACGACTTCCAGAAATCCATGGAGAGTCTAAATAAGTATTCTGGTGGTGATTACTCTGCTCCTAATTCTGGTTCATCCAGTGGTTCTAATGGAGGTACATCGGGCTCAACGGGAACTATTAAAGGCACAACCGCAGCTCGTGTAGCGTGGACTGAGTATCTGAGTAATAAACAATCTGCTGAGTCGATTAAAGCAGAAATGGCTAAACTTGATAAGGCTTCAACTCAATACAAAAATCTTAATCAACAGTTTGATACTCTGAAAGCTAAGAATGATCAGTTACGTTCAGTCTATGGATTCCCTGATGGCAGTTTTAAGGATCTCGTAAATCAGAAAATCTTTAGTGCTAAAACTGGTGGTATGACTCCTAGTGATGTGCCCGCAGAGGGGCAGTACATCTTAGCACATAAAAAGGAGCTAATTCTTAAAGAGTCAGATACAAGCAATATCTTGAAAGTAGTAGATGTTGTGCGTGGTATCACTGATAAGATTAAGAGTGGGTTAAATCTCGCTGGGCTAATGCCTAAAGCTACATCTTCCCCATCTAGCAATGATAATAGTGTACGTATAGATAAAGTTGAAATTTATGCAAACGACAAGGAATCTGGCGACAGTATTCTCAATAAATTAAGCAGTGCGTTTAACAGTAAGTTAAAAACAAGAACGATTTAGAGAGGGTAACCCCCTCTCTTTTTATTTTACCTTGAAAGGAGTGAATACATGCTAGGAGAAATAGATTATAAGCGAAAACCTATCCAACCCCAATACTTTTTGGCTAAACCTGATAGAGAAATTATCAGTAAACTTAGTGAAATATTCAATGATAATATCGATGTGAAGTTGAACGATGTCGCCGAACTCTCTTTCACTCTCCCCTACTTCCTCGACAAACATCATAAATTAAAACCCAATAAAAATGTGTCATTGATAAAAGAACGCTATCTAATCAAAGTTGTAACTGGATCTCAAATTGATTGGTTTATGGTGAACGATATTGAAGACAATATTGATGATTCAGATGTGATGAATGTTAAGTGTTATTCATTGGTACGTGAATTGAGTAATAAATTGATAAAAAGTTACTCTGTAGAAGCTTATGGAGCGGATCAAGTACTTAATGACTTACTCACAATGGGAAATACTATTTGGGATATTGAGTATATTGATGCCGATTTTATCTTAACGAGAAGAGCTTTCGAATACCCCTCATCTACTGTTCTTGAAGCGATTTATTCTGTTGCCGAAAAATATAATGCAATCGTTACTTTTAATACAGATAAGCGAACACTTCGAATGACCAAACCTGAACTTACAGGCAACAACAGAGGTTGGACAGTTTCACACGGTAAGCTAATGAAGAACATGATTCGTAATACCAGTTCGGAAGAAATGGTTACACGTCTCTCCGCTTCTGGTAAAGATGGACTGGGTATTCAGAAAGTTAATCCAACTGGACAAAATTACATTGAAAACTACGGATATTGGATCTATCCATTTGAACGAGATGCCAATAAAACAGTGATTTCATCAAGTCATTGGATGTCAGATTCGCTTTGCCATGCCCTACTCGACTATGAAGCGTTTGTTGAAAGTAAGACTGGATTGTTTAAACAATACCTTGAAGAATTAGAAGGTTATGAAACACAGCTAAACACACTGAAAATTGATCTGAATAAGCTACAACAAGATGAAAAAGTCGTACAAGAAGTAACACTTGCTCAGCAGTTTGGCGATAAGATGTATTTTGAAAAGTATCAACATAGCGGTAGTTCATCGAGAGAATTTAAACTGAACAAGGGCTATAACTATGCGGCAATGATCAAGGTTGACTCTTCCTCTGGTTTAACTGTTAGTCTAAATGGCTCTTCCAAATCAACCGTTTCAGGACAATGGGTTCTGTTAGGTAAACTAAACAACTTGGAGACAACAACAATTACCGTGAATGGTACATCTACGGGTGTATTCATGCAGGTTGCCACCATTAGTATTGAAGAGTATCAAATGGCTGGTAATGACAATGTAATTGTAGAGAGATACAGTTTAGACAATAAAGAAAATCAGATCAACCTTAAGCAAATTGAGATTAGTAATAAGTTAAATCAGATTACAAATGTTCAAAACCGAATAAACGGACTGCAAACTTTATTGGATTCAGAGAACAATTTTACAAGTGCTCAACTACAAGAGTTGAATTACTTTGTAATTGAACGTGAGTTTGCAGATGACGTATACATAGATGAGCAAGACCTTTACGATGCAACCTTAGAGAAATTTAAGGAGTTACAAGTCCCTCAACTCTCTGTTGAGATTGATATTGTTAACTTTTTGGAGATCGTTGAGGAACAACGTAATTGGGACAAGTTAACTCTTGGGGATTTCGTTAATGTAAAGTATGAACCATTGGATATAGCGTTGACAGCTAGGATTAGCGAGATTAGTTATGACTATGGTGGTTCGAGTATTAAGTTGACATTGAGCAATGCTAAAAATGTGAATGATGAGAGTACTCGGATTGAGAAATTTCTAAGCAACAGTAAGAACACTACTATTGTTGTAGGTAACGGCAGACCCGATTGGACTAAAGCAGTAGCTGATTCGTCAGAAATGAGTCGACTATTTGAAAATGTATGGAACAAAGTTACCAATGAAGTTAACATGGCAAGCAATGAATTTGTTACACTGGATCGCACAGGGCTGACGATAGTCGACCCAAATGACCATCTTAGATTCCTAAGGGCGACTCATGGTGTTATTGCACTCACAAGGAGCGGAGGCTTAAAATACGAGTCTGCCCTGACCGCTGATGGACTGATTGCAGAGCAAGTCCTTGGAAAAATAATTTTAGGACAGCGTGTAGTTATTGGTGACACAACGGGCGTATTTACAATCGAAGGCTCAAAACTGATGATTGATGATCGCTGTGGTCGCCCAGTAGTAAGGTTGGGATTAACCTCAGAACTGCCTGATGTATTTGGGTTACATGTAAATCGATATGCTTCAAGTAATTGTAATGATAGGACTATTACCAACGTATCAGGCATGGACAATTCTAGAGGATTCTATATAGATAAGATTCGTAATGGAGTAACTTCGAATGTTTTAGGTTTATCTTTGGATGGTAACTTTAGATTGCGTGTTGGCGATGATAATCAAGTTATTGTGATAAATGAATTTGGCCTTGGGATTGGATCTGATGTGTGGGCCAATGCTCCGTTCCGAGTGGATTATTTTGGAAATTGTTACTTAAATGCCCTGTTTGCAGATCGAGCCGAGATTAAAAACTCCAAATTCCTGAATGGAGCAATTGAAGGTTCTTCTCTAACCCTGCGTGATGGAGATGGAGTGTTTAAGATTTTCCCAAAAATCGGAATGTGGGCTGGAAGAATATCAGAGGGCGCAGAAGATTTCGATAATGCAGCGTTCAGTGTGGATCTCTTCGGAAACCTCAAAGCTCACAAAGCTAAATTTTACGGTAAGGCTGGAGAACTGCTTATTGATACTGATGCTGGAGTTATAGATCTTGACCATTTCGATATGATCAATGTCGGCAAGCTGATGGCTGAAATGTTAGAGGTAAACACGATTCTTGCAGATGATGGTTACATCAACAACCTCACCGTAAACCGATTAAAGACAATTGGTAAAGATGCCAATGTTGGTCAGTATATCGACTACATTGATATACAAGATAATTTCCAGCGGTACGTTACAGCTCAAGTATCAGCAAAGGAACAGGCAAAAGATTCTCGTAATCGACTCTTATTTTGGCAAGACAGTGAAAAACGTATCTTGACCACAGAAAACACTGGTATTATTGCATATTCTTATACTCTCCCTAAAGAAAGCATGAAGATTAAGCGGGAGACAACTTTTGAGGGCTCTGGTGATGCAGCCCAACCTGTTGAAAAGATTGGTACAGGTGATGGCGGTGCTAATGATCGAGCTAAAATGGTCAACACTAAATACAACGGTGGTTATAAACAAGAGTACAAAGCTTCAAATACAGCTAAAGTGCGAAGTATTGATTACAAAGATGATGGGGTTTATATTATCTCAGCAGAAAGTAATGTTCAAATAGCCAGCAAAGAATTTAACATTATTGCCGATGGAGGGAATGTAAAGATAGCATTGCCAAACGGTACTACATTCGAGATGACATCCACAGGAGACATTAATGCCAAAGCATCCCGAAATATGAACTTCGAAGCAGCAGGGACTATGAATTTAAAAGCAAACCGCATAAATTTAAACTAAACATTTTCAGTCAATTAACCGATAAACATAGTATAATTTATCTAATTATACAGGAGAATTTTACTATAAACTTCGGAGGTACATACCATGAAAAAACTAGTTTCAAAAATTCCTACATTTATGTTAGGTGCAATCGTAGGTGTGGTTGCTACAGCAGGGTCTGTGGCTGGGGCAGCTACATATTTTAAAGCAACCCAATCAAGTGTGAAAATCGTGGTAGATGGAACTCAAGCAAAGTTATCTGATAGTCCACTTAATGTGAATGGAAAACTATATCTTCCAGTTAGAGACACCGCAAATGCTTTGGGTTATTCAGTTGAATCCGTTACCAGCTCTCAGGTTTCATTAAAAGAAGGAACTTCTACTTCTCAATCGACAACAAATAGTAATATAACAAATGGTCAAAATAGCTCAAACTCAATTACTCCAAGTTCAAGTAATAACACGACAACAAGCAAAAAGGTGAACAATTTGAAGGAAACATACTCAACCGATGATAAGTTAGATGCTGAAAAGTTGCGTACAGCATTGAACAACGGTACTCTAGATGTAAATTCCGTTGATAGTGTGACTGGCAATTCACTATTACACCTAGTGATTTTAGAAAATAACTTTGAAGCATATAAAGCCATAAAAAGAAATGCTCTCGATCCGAATATTCAGAATAACGAAAAACAAACCCCTCTTCATTTAGCTGTAATTAGCAACAATAGTTTCTTTAGAGGAGAACTCTTGGATAATCTCAAAGTTGATGCTTCTCTGAAGGACTCGAATTCTAAACAAGCCATTGATTACACCGAAAAAGGATCTAGTGATTATTATCGACTTCAAATTTATATGATGTAGACTAACTAAGAAGCTCTTATGGGCTTCTTTTTACTTTCTCCTTTTCAGCAAAACAGGAATCATATCAAGTATCTGGAGTTTGTCTTCCATTGTTAGAATTTCTCCTTCGAAAGACAAGTAGTTATTATTTAACATTATCTTTTGAAGATCGTTCTCTTCTATCTTCTCATTGACCCCATAATCCTCTGGTGTTTCTTCAATTGTATAACCTTTGAACCCATTCTCATCATATTCAAATTTATAGGCAAGTTGATTCCATAAGTACCCCGCCTTAATTAAAAGGTCTTCATATGGATGATTGTATGCAACAGAAAGTTTTTGCAATGCATCTGGAGTTACTTTAATTGGCTTATTTGTTCCGGGTCTTACACCCTTCTCTATCGTACTTATATATGTGTAACTCAGTCCACTTTTCTCAGCAATGGTTCTAAGACTTTCCTTACCACGAAGCTTTCGCAAAAATTGACCTAGTTCGATAGCACTCATACTTGATGGATTCATAGACTACTCCTTCTCGCTTGTTGACTATAGTCAATTATATCTTAGTCATAGCAAAAGGTAAATCAAGATTCACTTGTTCAACATGATTGACAAGTAATAAATACCGATGTACTATTTTGATAACAAGTACTTCTTGTAAAACAAAATAGGAGTTGATATCATGCGTACCAAAGTTCAATATGTTGCCCCTTTTGATTCATTCGAGAATATTTACTATGTCAGAGATCCCTATGGACGTGTGTGGCACTCAATTGGGAAAGACGAGAAAGATGCTACACAACAAGCCAAAGGTAAAGAGGAAATATTAAACTACATGCTTTATAATCCCCACAAACATAAGAAATTCCACAACTACGACTTCAAAAATTTAATCCTCGACATGTTGGAACAAATGAATTTGGAAGATACATATGAATACGAATTTGTTTTGGAATGGAACGCCAATGAGGTGTTTGAGTTTATGAAGAAGTCCTCTCTCATGCCTTGCGATTTGCTGCTGGAGATTAACAAATATCAGCGAAGAATGTTAGAGGATATTGAGTTATGAAAAAAATAATTCCACTATCACAAACTCATCCTGATTCACTGAAACAATGGAATTTTAAAAAGAATACAGATATTAAACCTACAGATGTCTCGGCTGGCAGTCATAAAAAAGTCTGGTGGAAATGTAAAAAAGAACATGAATGGGAAGCGGTTATTTATTCACGTAGTTATGTAGGCTGTCCTCGGTGTAAAGAGTCAAAGGGTGAATTATCAGTTCAAAGATTTCTTAATGCAAATAAAATCAACTATAAAGGACAATGGACTTTCTCAGACTGTATTAATAAACAATCACTACCTTTTGATTTCGCAGTTTTAGATAAATGTAATATGATAATGTGTTTAATTGAATTTGATGGTGAATTTCACTATAGACCCATGATCGGTGAAGAAAGACTACAATATATACAACATAACGACAAAATAAAAGACGACTATTGCAAAGCTAACAACATCCCACTAATACGCATCCCATATTGGGATTTCAAAAACATTGACTCGACACTCACCGAGCGATTGACTGAATTGGGTGTCCTCTCTCTTGCTTTAAGTTGAGGTTTAATAAAACTATCCATTACCGTAGACCCACTCCTTTAGGCATGGTATAATCATTCCATTATTAGGAAGTGAGGTCTACATATGAGTGAAGAAAATAAAATGGTTATGTATATGTTCGTGTGGTTGGGATTATTTGTTTTGGGGTTTATAACAATGTTCCAAGTTGGAAGGTATCATCCTATACCTATAATATTAATGTCCACTGGGTTTGTGTTTTTAATTATGCATGGGAATATCGCATACAAATTCAAACAAGCACAAGAAAAAATAACTAATGCAAAAGGGGATGTTAGAGTCCTCACTATGGAGTTAGATAAATTAGAAAAGATGTATGCTAGTAGTATGATTACCGAAGAAGAATATAACTTTAAAAAAGATAGCCTTAAAACTCAATACTCGGGTTCTGTTGAGACTTATATACATAACAGTTAGCACTCACTATTTGAGTGCTTTTTATATTCCCATGAAAGCATACTTTTACCACCTATTTCATTTAACTTCAACGTTTTTAGTTCGTATAAGTCATAATATAGTTGATAAAAGTGTCGCATATACATTGTATATGTTATATAATTTAACTAGACCGAATTATCAAAAATCCGCATTAAGAATACTAATTTTAGAGATTCAATCATACAATCTACTGTCTAATGAAAATAGATAGGAGATGATTGAATGACTAATAGAAAGAAGGGAAAGAAAATGGCAACATTAAATGTGAAAAGTCCTGAGATCACGTTGAAATCAGAAGAAAAAGTAAAACTGTTCACAGATCTGTTGTTTAACAGAGGGAAAACAAACGAGGAATTAATTAAGAAGATTAAGTCAACACCTTCTATTCCTAGAAGAAAAAAATAATTATATTTTTGGAGAAAACCCATGTCACTTGAATTTGATTTTATTTCAGAAGATTATATGGATAAAGTATTGAGCTTTGACTGTGGAAATGATTCCGTAAATGAGTTTTTACAAGAACATGCTCTTGAACTACATCAGTGCAATTTTTGTATAACAAAACTATTCTTCAAAGATGATGAAATTGTTGGCTTCATCAGTACTCGTTTGGGGGAGGTAGCAGTTAACTCAAAGGATATTGATCGTTTAGGCCTAGCTGGTACACTCCCTAAAAATCCTTATTACAAAAATCAGAAGTATCCAATTGTACATATTCAATTCCTAGGAGTAGATAAAAAGCATAAACGCACTGGAATAGCAAGGCTTGCAGTTACCCAAGTGTTAGCTATGACAATTGACTTAATAGAAAATATTGGTTGCAACTTTGTTTATTTAGAATCCTATCTCGACGAAGAACCCATTAAATTTTATGAAAGTCTGGGTTTCTATGAACTTGAAAAAGATGAGGTTCTAGGTGTCGCTAAAATGTTATTCAGTATACCTCCTCAATATTTTGAGTATGAGCGATTAGATTAATAGTTTAAATGAAATACCGATTTTACATAGAAATTAGCTACTAAAAAGCCTTATAAATAGGGCTTTTTTATTTGTCCAAATTTTATATTGGAGGTGATTTGGATTACAATACGTGACTCCCTTTACTTTTCATTCGCTGGTGAAACTTCCGTTAAACATGGACTCATCAACGTAAATTTAAACAGTGGTATGCAAGAAGAGATGTTCTTTCCTTCTAGAGAAATAGTTGAGGAAAAAGTTAAAGGTAATGACAAACCATATTTTATGAGGACTGAAACTGAACCGCTAAAGTTTTCGGTCTCTTTCGCATTTGAAGAAACATGGAACACAGAGAAAATACGTGAAGTGGCAAGATGGTTGACTCAGCATGATTATTATCAAGAACTGTATTTTACTAATGATCTTGCAATAGGAACCGAACGTATTTTCTACGCCATGGTTGTCGATGATTCCACTTTGGTTCATAACTGTCTCAAACAAGGCTATATCAACTTGACCTTTCGCTGCGATTCCCCCTACTCATACTCCCCCATCATGACATCTCGTACATACCAATGGAATTACACTCCAATGGAGATCAAGAAGAATACATACTTAACTGGAACGCATCAATCAACAATAACTAATCCACAAGGGAATTTAATACTTAATCCAGCAAAGCCAAAATGGTCAGACTTTGAGACAGGTACTAAATGGTCAGATATTTAAAGAAAGGAGAATCAAATGTCTACTGAATCAAATAAACTTAAACTCAAGATACCCTCCTTTACAGATGAAATAGAAAAAACTATCAGAGAACTTGGAGATAATTTTAATTTACTTGATCTCATATCAGATGATTATGTGTCCGCCACTCCTACTAGTGGAGACTATTTAAGAACTAAGCGTTTATACAATAGCGCTCCTATTTATGAAGGCTATGTTGGTTGGGTAAATGTCCGCACAGGTAAAGCAGCTCCATTCTGGCAAAGGCTTAAGAGTCATACCGTTGGTGATTACATTATACCTAGAGTTGATAATGGTCATGTTTATATTTGTGTCCAATCTGGCACATCGGGACATACAGAACCTGTCTTCCCCGTCTCCACTGACGCTCAATTCAATGATACTCGATTAGCAAGTACGTGGGCTGCTACCACACAGTATAAACTTAATGATATTGTTTTGCCTACAATAGAAAATGGTCGATTTTACATATGTATTCAGGCTGGTGAATCTGGCAATACGGAACCACCTTGGCAAACTGTTGATGGTGCTACCACTTATGATAAGAATGCTTCATGGGCTACCTACAGAATAACGAGGTGGAAAGAAGCTGGATCTGCTGCTCTCTTCTACCCTTTCGGTAAGATTGGATAGGTGAGATCATATGACAACATGGCAATCCATTATCAATTTAAAAGGAAACTATACATCTGAACCAATCCCAATTCCAATTAGTGCAGATGGTGTACTAAGTAGGATATCATGGGAAAGTGTTGAACCATCTGGATCTAGTCTGGTTGTCCAAACTAGATTTACCCGAGACAATCTCAACTGGTCAGAGTGGCAAAACTGTATAAATGGTGCTCATATCCCCGATGTTGTTGAAGATGTAGGATTTTACAATGTGAGCATTATGTTCAGAGTGTTGATTATGAGAAATACATATAATGAAGTCCCAGAATTTAAAGGTATTACTTTTAATTTTGAGCCTGTTCTTGTCTTCGACAACAAAGGCGATAAGAATTGTTATCCTGAGATATGGATCACTAAGCAAGGTAATGGAGATTTTAGTATAGTTAATTCTTCTCATAACAACGAAGAGTTTAAATTCAAGAACCTTATTCATGATGAAACTGTATTTGTAGACAATGAGAATCAAGACATTGAAACTTCATTGGCTGTAACTTATCGATACAAGGATTTCAACAATAACTATCTCTCATTCCCTGTTGGCAAAAATATATTAAGGGTAACTGGTAATGCAGATATCAAATTCAGATATCAATTCAAATTGTTACAATAGGAGGTTGCATGACTGGAGTAGCATACAAAGGTTCAACAATTCAGGAATCGAATAAAAGCGGACATGTATCGTATGTTGAGCGCTATCAAAGTGGTACAACTTGCTCATCATGGGATCAATTCGGCAACTGTACGGGCTATAGTCCTGTTTATAGCACCACTACACATACTACTGGTGCAAAAATCACTGGAACAGTTAACTCAACCTCAACAGTTTATGTCAATGGACAACCAATCGCCTCAGTATCATCACCTACACAAGAACAATGGATAGCTGACCCCTCTCCTTCCCCTAAACTTGGTGGATCAATCATATCAATCAGCCCGGGTACATCTGGTTCAGGATCAGGCCAAGTATCAACAGGTAGCTCAACTGTTTTCGTTGGTGGTAAAGCGGTGTCTAGCATAAGCAAAAATGTAACAACACATCTTAGCACTACAACTCCGATTACCTCTGGCAGTAGTAATGTATTCGTTAACTAAGGAGGTGAACAATTGCCAGATTTAAGTACATATCTACAGTACAATGACCCCGTTACAATTATCTCTCGTAGTGGAACACCGCAAGACCCCTTTATTGATCGAGCTGACTCACTACCTGTTATAAACGGCATGATTACCTTACTAGAACTCCCCTCCCCTACTGATAAAGTTAACATAGCTGGATTTGTTGAGATTGATCAAGAAGTTTTTGAGAATCGACCATACATCAATGAACACGAATTTTTAGTTCACTATGGAATGGGAGTAGTTCAATTCAACTCCTCTCAAGAGGGGACGGCTCATCTTTGCAGGTACAAGGGAAGAGGCTTGATAATGTACCCTGCCTCTCGTATTTATGCTATGGTGGCGCGCAATCCAGATGTAGTTATCACATTGCAAGATTATATTGATCAAATCCAAGCTAAGATTAACGAGAATCAGATTGCATTGGGTAAGATTGAAGATGCCATTAAGGAGTCACAAGCTCAGACAGAATTATCTAAAGTGGCAACCGACAAGGCTAATCTAGCTGCCGAAGACGCAACGCAATCAGCAATCAAAGCAAAAGATGCCTACAATACTACCCGCCTTGTGTACAAAGAACCCGTTCAGGACTTGTCAGAACTCCGTTTAAAATACCCTCTTCCTGAAATCGGATGGACGGCACAGACATATAAAGATGGTAAAAGATATAGATATGACGGGAAGAGCTGGATTGAAATCGATATATTCGGCTCAAATTTGCAAGTTGTCAATGAGTTCAAGGATGGATTAATGAGTGTTGCTGAACATTTAAAACTCAAAGATATGCCTTTGGAATTGCAAGATAGAGTAATTGTGTTGTGCAAAGACTCATATGTATTTCAGGAACCCATAGGCATTCTAGCACCCTTCCCTTTCAACGGTGAGTTGGTTGATGTTAAGGGTTTTTGTGGTGTCGCTGGAGAAACGGAAACAGAGATCGAGATTGAAAGAACGCGCAATTTTAATACATGGCTAAATGTGATGAGTTCGAATCTAAAATTCAATCCACAGAGCCATTACGACAATAAAGCAGCGGTAATTCAAACAAAGCAAGTATTAGCAGGAGATATTTTTAGAATCAATGTTAAAAAAGCAGGATTGAATCTGCAAAATCTAACAGTCCACTTAACTATAAGAACATAGAAAATACATATTGGAGGAACACAAATGCAACCAATTATCTCATGGAGAAATTCGACTCACACGCAAGAAATTACAGGGCCATTTGATTATGGCGTAATCGATGCCGATAGCAAAAGTCCAATCTACATATTTAATGTATGGAATAACTACAATGGTGCAACGGATGTATCTAAAATGGAAGATTGCACAATTACTACTCGTGATATGAGCGGTGGTACGGGCGATACGGTTGGAAATGAAGTTGAAGTTGTAAAGAACAACTGGTTTCATGTTCAAGTAGACTCTCTAGATGAGACAGATATTGACGAGGAAAGCTCTCGTGTAGGCAAGGATTTTTCAAAGCCAATAGGCACAAAAGGAACAACAAAGAAAGACCACTCTGGAGCGAATTACACAACTCCAATAAAGCCAGGAGTAAAAGAAATCCTTGGTGTAAACAACAATGGTAATCCACAAGATGCAGCAGGTAACTATGTAACACTGTCTATTCAATGTGAAGTACCTTTGAATGCTCGTTCAGGGAAACAAAATTTCAAGAAAAGAATTTCATATCGCTTTGTGTAAATAATTACATATACTCATATCTCAATTGGACAGGGTAACTTCCTGTCCTCTTTTTTTATTATAAGGAGGTTTAACTTTGATCCTAGGAAATAGACAATATACTCGCTCTCCAGTTCCACAAAAATATATTTGGATTGCAGATTATTATGATGACACTTGCTTGACAGAATACGATTTAGAGTCTAAAAAACCAAATGACTTTTACATTATTAATAGAGATAAATTAATCAGTTTTGGTATTGTTGGACAAGGATCGCAGCTCTATTACAACGTTGCTAATGGTGTATTTCATGTTAATCAGGATCGCTTTGCTGTTTCATATATTGTAGATGATGAAGAACTACCTCTAACCGGAAGAACCTTTCTATATAATGACATCATTCAATTTAAAAATGGTTTTTCTGAAGCTACCTTGAACACCAAAGACAGAGAAGGAAAATTCAAGAATAGTATTGACTGTTTTAATTTTGGCTACAAGAAGACTATGAATCTTAATGATGTGAATATCAACTACCAATGTATCTTCTCTCTTCCAGATGTAGAAATTCCTTACTTACAAATTAAAATCACATCAGATAAGGATTTGGATGGTCAATTAATAATCCGCAAGAATGGTATTGTCATAGATCGAATAGTTGCTCCATTGAAAGCTAATCACTCCGGACTGATAAATTGGGAGTTGAGATAAATTGAGCACAAAAGAAATTGGACTCCCCATTTCCTTAACTGGGGGTGTGCATGATGGTACAGAAATCAAAGATGGAAAACTACAACTCAAAGTAGTTGCTACAGATTCCACAGGCAAATCAGTCTATGCTTCAAAAGGTTCTTGGGAATCTTCTATTATTTCAATTGGAGATAAAGTAACTGCCTTTCAACGAGTAGTCAAAACTATGGTGGGTACTGGTTCAAATGTGGATTACAAAATTTATACAAAGTCATCCACGAATAATATAGACTGGACTGACTATGTTGAGATTACATATGTAGATGGGAAAATAAATAGTCCTGTGGGGTTGTATGCAAGAATTAAGATTGAACTATCCTCAACCCCTGTTCCTGCGCTGCTCACTGTAGATGAGTTTACAGATGGTAAATACAATACAAACTATGTCTCATCATCTGATGGAACTTTAAGATTAAAACGTAACATTGCTCTCTCCCCTACTGTATCGGTACATGAAGACGGTTATCTTTATCGCACAAAATTTGAGCGTAACAAATTAAGCAAGATTAACGGAATAACGTTTCAGTAAATGAGGTGACAACTTGGCTAACTATTCATTGATTCAGGATTCGGTGAACTATAAAACATTTAAGAATAACGCTTGGATTAATTTATCAACAACATTGCCACTTAAAAGCTTATTTATTTCGGATGGCATAGTTGATCTTAATGTGTTTAATCGAAGTAGTAAAGTTATTGTACAAAACATGACCAACAATGGAGTGCTTGGTTCAGGCAAGGTTTTTAAATCAACAGTAAATTTAAAGAAATATATTGAGATCACAAATTTATCTGTAAAATAATGATTTCAATTAGAAAGGAGATGGACTGTTTATGGAGATTTTAAATATAACATTAAATCCTAATGATATGGGTTCAGGCAATACCCTGAGTAACGGGAATTTAACTGTGTCAAGTACCAGTTATGGTGTACGTGCAACGCATGGGAAAACATCTGGTAAATGGTACTGGGAAGTGAGCCTTATTAGCGGAACCGATCTAAGATTTGCTTTGGGAATATCAAATAAATCATATTCTTTTACTAGCATAGTAACTACAAGCCCAAACTGGAGATCTTTTGGTGGTAACGGATATAGATATCCAGAGAATAGTAGTTACGGTACTGGATTGGCAGTTGGAGATGTAATTGGAGTAGCACTAGATTTAGATAATGGAAAATTGGAGTTTTACAAAAATGGTGTGAGTATGGGTATCAGTCATACCGATGTGAAAGAACTTGGAGAGGTTTATCCAACTATGGGTGCTTTAATAGCAAGTAACAGTACTGCCAGAGTTGTTACTTTTAATTTTGGTGCGACTCCTTTTGCTTACAAGATGCCTAGTGGATTTTTAGCTTATAATAGTAAACCTTCAAATAAAATCTTACTTTCATCTGGCGATAATAAATACTATGGATCAACAGAATATGTCTATACAGAAAATTTGATTCCTCAGTTAACAAGTGATACATCAACTGTAGGAACCGCAATAGCAAGCAGTGTGAATAGTGCGACATATGCCGCATGGAAGGCTTTTGACAGAGACATATCTACAAGGTGGGCATCCATTGTTACATCTGCTTCATATGTAGGATTTGCGTTTCTGGAACCTAAAAAAATCATTAAATACACGATTGCATGTAATGCCCAAAAATCCCTAGATTGGACATTTGACGCTTATAGTGAAATCTCTAATACTTGGGTAACATTGCATCAGGTAACAGGAATAACGTGGAGTAATGATGCGGAAGTTAAGGAGTTTGTATTTAGTAATGAAAATTTCTATAAACAGTATCGAATAAATACGACGAGAACAAGTGTTGCGGGACCATCGATATCTTCAATCGAAATGATGGAACAAAAATCTATTGTTGTAAGCATAATTGAGACAGTATCGTTGGACGAAAGAACCATTATGAAATATGGTTCAACCAACTTCCCTTTCAATAGTAAATCTGAAAGGAAAAGACACATTCTATTGAATAATAAATCTTACAATTCAGGCAAAAACTTTGAACACACAATTGATATGTCAAAACGCCGAGTAGACAAGATTATACTTGGCTAAATTTACGAGGAACACATCTATATGGTGTGTTCTATTTGTTTTTGAAAGGAGATGGGTTAATGGCAATTTCAACAGTAACTGCTATCCCAATAATGACATCAAATACTGCTCCGAGTGGTATTGCTAGTGCGAGTAGTGCAGACGCATCGTTCCCCGCATACCTAGCTTTCAATGGAGTTTTTAACGCTACAGGATGGCGTGGTCTTGGAGCAACCAACCAGTGGCTAAGATATGAATTTCCAACATCCAAAGCAATAGCTAAATATTCCATCGCAACTTGGACTCCAACTAGGTCAGTGAAGAGTTGGACATTTGAAGGATCGAATGATGGAACGATTTGGGAAGTTCTTGATACACGAATAAACATAACAACTTGGGTCGCTGGTGTTAAGCAAGAGTTTATTGTCGATTCGTCTAAGGTAAAAAGCTATAAGATGTACAGAATAAATTGCTCTGTTAACAATGGAGATGCTTCATATACTGATATTTCAGAATTAGAAATGTTTGAATGGCTATATTCGAATAAATTCTTGATTTCATCAGAAGATAAAATTTACTCAGTTAAAACAAAAACAACAGACACAATTATGACACCAATTATGACATCAAATATTTTACCAAGTGGTATTGTTAGTGCAAGCTCAGTTCAAAGCTCCTCGTATGAAGCATGGAGAGCATTTGATAGAACTATAACAATTGAATCTACATGGCGTTCTGCCATCAATACTACATCGAATTCATGGCTAAGATATGAGTTTCCATCACCTCAAGTTATAAATAAATATATACTTAGATGCTGGAAACAGTTAGCACAATCACCAAGTTCGTGGACTTTTCAAGGTTCAAATAACGCACAGACATGGACTATATTGGATACAAAAAGCTCTATTTCAGGTTGGGATGTCAATGATTCTTTATCAGTGGATATCACAAACAATACACCGTATAAATTCTACCAAATCGTTTTTACTGCAGCTGTCTCAGGTTTGTATTATATTATCACAGATTTCGAATTGATAAATTCAGTAAAATATTCAATTTTAGAAATTAATGAAAATTCAAATGAAGAGTTATTTTTGAGCAAGGGAATGGATAAGTCGATTGTTGTAGACTTAAATGAAAATTTCGAAAAAACAAGTTTTTCAACAAAGGAAATCGCTCCAATGGGAACAGGTAGAGTGTTTAGAAAGTCAATCGATACAACTAAAATACCAATCAAGAAAGCCTCGATCACATAAGTATGTAAAATGATTGTTTGATTTAAATTTGAGAACGGAGATGATCTTTAAAATGGCTAATTATTCAACGATCAATGCAATACCGCTAACTACAAGCGCAAACTCAAATATTATAGCTAGTGGATCAAATACCACATATCCTATATATGGTGCTTATGACAGAAATCTAAATACAGGTTGGACATCGAATACAGCACAGAAGGGTTGGCTTGGCTATAATTTTCAACGTGACATAATTATATATAAATATAGCATTGCAGTTGTAGGTGTACAGTATGCAGCCACACCAAAATCTTGGACTTTTGAAGGTTCTAATGATGGATCTAATTGGACTGTTTTAGATAGCCGATCAAACATTATCAACTGGAGTGCTGGTGTTTTGAGGCAAGAGTACACTATTACCAATCCACAAAAATTTAAATTATATAGAATTAATGTAACCGACATAGGCAATGCGGGAGCTTACGTCCTGATAGGCGAATTAGAGATGTTTGAAATGATCCTTGAAAGTAGGGTTTTGGTGATGCATAATCAATCCTTCAAAAAATATCATAGTGGTTCATGGATTGAAGTTTCTAGTAGTCCTACAGAATCAGATTATTTGAATGGAAGCACATTGAGCGAATTATCTCTCATCCCCGAAACCGCATGGTCACAACTTAAAGGTGAGGTTGAATTATGTTATTACACAGACGACCCAGCCAAAACAGAGGTATCCTTCAATATCGAAACTGAACCCTTTACCCTCGCACAAGAGTGGGAAGACAAAGAAATCAAAATTATAGAATACACTGATGACCCAAATCAAACGGAATCAACGATTACAATTGAAACCGAACCTTTTACCATCTATGACGAATTGGGTGATAGTGTGGATGTTCTATACTACACAGACGATCCCTCTAAAACGTCAGCTGAACTAAATATCACGGCTAATTACTCCCCATTGGATGAACTTGAGGGAGATTTTGACGTGGTTACGTGGAGTGATAATAATAATCCCAAAACAGTTACATCCTCATCTATCCCCTCTCCTCAATCCATAATTCAAACAGACGATTATTATATGTTTGGTGATCTACTTTCTATTGTAGATAAACTCAATTCTACAAATGGGACTTTAAGATTTGCGGTCTCGTTCAATGAAGGTGACACTTGGGAAGTGTGTAAATTTGGTAAGTGGAAAACTATCGACATCTCAAGTTTATTCACATTCAAACAAAGCGGAATGAGTCATTATGATCTCTCTCTTATCGGTTCAAAATCGCTGAAAGACAAAGGGAATAAAATTCGATTCGCTTACTACATTGAAGATAATATACATAACTCTGATGCGGGTATTCAAATTGACAATATGAAACTTAATATCAACTCAGCTACAGAAACAATTAAGATGGATAATGTAGCTTTCTATGTTTTGAATACTAATGCAACTATTCAACTTTCTCTGACGGGCGGCAAGTTGACTGGAGTCCTAGATGATAGCGATAAAGGTAGAGTTCAATATCGAATACTCCTCAATGATAAACCTTACTATCCATCTGATGGTAGTTTTACTCGATTAGCTCCCTCGCCTCAAGATATTGATATCAACATTTCTGATCGAGATATTATATTTAATCAACCTAACAAACTCAAAGTGGAGTTCCAAGACTATTGGGGAGAAACTGATTATTGGGAAACTACATTTATTGGTTCCTATTCTGGATTGATGTTTATGGATGAGTCGGGAGAATATCTATCAGATACATTTGGTGGAATTCTGAAGCAGCTAGACTTTGGAGTTATCATAGCTGGACAAACAACTCTAACTCAAAAAGTCAGAATAAAAAATCAACTTGGATATGCTATTGATAATGTCTATTTAGAAATGGATAAGAAATACGAACGAGATGGTGTTGTGGTCGAACTATCCAGACAGGCCAACCCATTCCTCCCCATTGACTATCTGACATATGGACTCACACAGCCAGATGAAACAATTGATTTTTATGTGCGTATAGCAACAGACATGAGAGCACAGCCCAATCCAAATGGTTTATTTGAGTTAGTGGTAAACGCTGATCGTGTTTAAATCTCAATACAATGAGATGAGGAGTGACATTTTTGTACTATGATGACCATGATACGGAGGGGATTCTATATGTAAAAAGTCCCTCCAACCGTTTTACAAGTAAATACATATTATATGTTCAAGATGAGACAAGATTAGAATCAGAACTAGTTATTGCTGCAAGAAGAGAGTCAACACTAGATTCAGCTATTTCAATTAAGTCGTCTATACAAAACAAAGATATATCAAGCAGTCTTAACGTAATGTATCGATCCAATAGTGATTTAGTTTCAACAATTGAGGCTGTAGCGTTTAGCGAATTAGAATGTTCCATTAATGTTAGACCACACAATAGAACTCAGGGTAGATTTGAGTTAATTGAAGCCCCTCGTACAGTCATTGACTTAAAACCTATTGGCGATGCAACCACTCGAAGTCGAATCGATTTGCAAACAATCAACTATGGCGACACACAACGAATGATGGTTGGTCATGATACTGTTGAGGAGTTTGAGTCTTTTGTAAACTTTGGAGATTTGAAGGTTGCTATACCCGACCTTCTGTATCTCGAAGATGCTAAATTGAGATTATATTACACAGGAACAATTAAAACTGGTGCTAATATTGAGATTTATCAGCCTAGCACAATCTGGCGTGAGTATGGAATTACTTATGCCAATAAGCCACGATCTGAGGAAATACTGGCGTATCAGTACACAGTTAATACGATTGAGAAATATATTGAAATCAATGTATTAGAAGTTCTGAAACGTTGGCAAGATGGGTCATTAAACAACTATGGATTGAATATTAAGTCTGTCGATGATACTCCTATCTATTTTAATACTAGGGAGTCCAGTAAGCCTCCAATACTCCAAGTCAGATACATAACCTCTGCCGTTCAATCTTATGGTCGAGCAGAGATGGATTCAGAGTTATTTATTTATCAAAAGGGCTATAAAGATATTAATTCCACATTAACTGTACACAGCGACAGAGGTTTGCACTATTTAGATTCGTTCCTTTATGTTCACAGATACGAAGATCCAATGTTGAAAGAAATGGACAGCGTACTGGGCATAAGTCGCCCAGATATATACTCTTCGTTAACTGTGGCTATTCGTACAGAAAGTGAAATTGATTCAAGTGTCACGATTATTGAGAGTCGAATAGTTGAAATGGATACATCATTAGCCGTATCTATTCCTGAGTTGCTATCAACAATAACTATTGACCCTAAGATGAGCTTAACTAGTGAAGTATCAATTGCAAATCGAGCATTTGACGATCTAAACGGTAACATTGTAATTTCTAAGCCCGACATAGCCTCCTATGTTGAAGTGTCTAACTATACTCGTATTAGACATGACTTGAGTTCTGAAGTGTCCATTAGGAATGAGTTCTACGATGATACTGAATCATTTATAGCTATATCAAATCCTGAATTGTCTGGTATTTTTACTATTCGTGAGCAAGGTTTTGGTGATCTCAACGCAATGATCGACATACCAAACCTCAATTATCAGGAGGGCTTCATATCTGTAAATCGTCCTGACATGGATGCAGAATTTTACATACGTGGTGTTTATGACGAAGATATCGAAGCTTACGTAAACATTAGAGCATATGATGATTATGAATCGAGTATTGGTATATCAAGACCAGATATTAACTCAGAGTTGCTCATACGTGCAGTAAGAAATTCAGATATTGAATCATTTATTGATGTTCCAGCATTTGAGGATTGTGAGTCAATCATCTCTGTATCAAGACCGGATATGTATTCCACACTAGAAATAAAATATGTATCTGAACAAGATGGTACAATTTATATCAAAGATAGAGAATACCTAGATAGTTCAATTGATATTAGACAGTTCAGTGATATGGAATCAACCATTATGATTAAACAGTTTACAGAGGTTGCATCGGAAGTGGTTATATCTAAGCCTGATCTTGGTGGATTCTTGTACCCTAGAGTTGGTGGCCTTCATGATATTGATGGACTAGTGAGTATCCGCAAACGCGATGTTAGTGACATGAACTCCACTCTAATTATTAGAGGCGCTTCTTCAGGTTCTTATTATTACATATTGTAAGTTTCACAAGGCTCTCCATTTTGGGGAGTCTTATTTTAATTGAGAGAAGGAAAACGATGTGTCAGACAAATTTTTAAATTTTATTGTGGGGGTGGTTGGTGCAATAGTAAGTTATGCATTCGGAGGTTGGAATGAAGCTCTTGCTTTGCTCGTGATCTTTACAGTGTTGGATTGGATTACTGGTTTAGCTGCATCTGCATACGAAGGGTATAAGAATCCAACACGTGACGACAAGGGATTAAATTCGCGTAAAGGTTTCTTTGGAATTTTGAAGAAAGTCCTCATGTTCACTGTTATTGCAGTCCTTTTTAGGATTGATACCTTGCTTGGTTTAAATGGGACATTGAGTCTTGCCGTTGGTGCTACATACTTCTACCTAATGAATGAGTTTATTAGTTTGCTTGAAAACTACGGGAGATTAGATCTCCCACTACCTGAACAAGTAAAAAAGGCTGTTTCCATCTTAAAAGATAAGAGTGGAACTGAAGATAAAGACAAAGATAAGGAGTGATTGAATGATTCAGAAAGGGAATTTCCTTCTACTTGATATTGAAGAGTTTCGTCCATGGCTTCAAAAGCAGAAGATAACACGAGACATTAACAAATTACAAGTGCACCATACATACTTGCCAAACTACACAACAAGAAAGAATCAAGATCCGTTTAAATGCTTAGAGGGCATGAGAAATAGTCACTTAAATCAAGGTTGGAATGATATTGGGCAAAACTTCACATTATTTGAAACAGGCCAAATTGGATACAGTCTTGGTCGCAATTTGAACGTAACTCCTGCTGGAATAAAAGGTGCAAACACTGGAGCACTATGTATTGAGATAATTGGAAACTTTGATGTCGGTGGAGATAGCATGACCGACATTCAAAAAAGAGCGATTGTCCATATTTATGCCTGCCTATGTGAAAAATTCAATATTCCTGTAGATACAAATCACATTGTATATCATCATTGGTACAATCTTGAGACGGGAAAGAGAGAAAAATACTAATTTGAAGCAAATAGGAGCAAAGAATTATTTCAAAAGAAATAGTCCCAGAGAAGAGCGATTAGCGGTTGTAGTGCCACTTTTACATAAACTCTATCAAGAGGAAGGGAAGCTTTCTTCATATCTAATTGATAACTGTAGTTGGCTTCCTTCTTATTCGGTTGTAAGATCATTATTTTCTGCACCTGGGAAACATATTGAACCAATATATGACTTTTTGGGTTTAGCTGTACCGAACACTCAACAAAAATTTTGCAATCACAATAAATACGATTTAGAAAAGGTCAGAGAATTGTATCTCAAAAGAAACTGTATTTTATTAGAGGATGAGTACATTAGCGCAAACACACCTATGAAGTATCTATGTTCATGTGGAGCAGAAAGTAAGAACAGTTTGCATAACTTTAAAAGACAAGAACGATGTAGAAGGTGTTACAACGAGTATCATCGCGGAGAAAATGTCTGGAATTGGACAGGCGATGATAAAAACGAACTATCTAGAATCAGAAGTTCTAAGAAATATAAAGATTGGCGTATATCTGTTTTTATACGAGATGGGTTCACTTGTCAGTGCTGCGGGGATTGTAAAGGTGGAAACTTACATGCACACCATATTTTAAACTTCTCGGCACACGCAAATCTAAGATTTGAATTAGACAACGGAATAACATTATGCGAGTCCTGCCACAATCCTAGTGTGCGGGGCTCTTTTCATTATGTTTATGGAACAAAAAACAATAACGAAGAGCAGTTAATGGAATACATATCGTTAAGAAACGGAGTGCTACATGTCATTTAAATCATGCCCAGGAACAAACTTTTGGGGAGACGGTAATACAATTGCTGCTGCGAATAAAAACTTTATTCCTCAAGTCAAAGCAGAACTAGAACGTTTAAGAAGTGGAATTACGAATCCAATTACAACTACAAAACCAAAGGATGATGAAAAAATGACTGAAGCAGAAAAATTGCAAATGGACACACTTGAGAAAACAGTAAAATCACAATCAGATTGGATCAAAGCTGAGAAAGCAAAAGCTAATATGGAATGTCCTTCTTGGGCTAAAGCTGCATATGAGTATTACAAAGATTATATTTCTGACACCACAGGTAGTTACGATTTCTGGAGACAGCTTGTGATTAACTTCCGTAAAGATAATAACATCAAAGTAAGCAAGTAATTAAGTAATCATACATAAAAGGAGATTAGATTAAATGGACAACATATATATTATTGCTATTATTCTTGCTGCTGTTGCAGGAGGATTGTTTGTCATTCCATATGCAAAGAAAAAAGGTTGGATTAACAAGGAAAAGACTGAAGGGATGCAACAGATGCTGCTAGTAACACACCTTGTTTTAGATGTGATAAATGTCAGAGGATTAAACAAGAATAAAGCATCATTTGCATTGGATATTGCAGAGTTAGTTGTTAAATATGTAGATGAGCAAATGGAAGACAATGTTGATAAAAGGGCAATTTCACTTAGAATTATTGATGATTTGCTTGCAAAAAACGCAGTCGTACCAACGGATTCTGAACGACAACTTATTGAGATTATTATCGATGCAGCATTAAAACGATCAGCACAGGTTAAATAA